ACCAGGTAATCCTCTCATTTGTATATGATCGGATGAAACCATCGGTTTCTTTTTCTTGCCTGAAGCTTTCCCAGCCGTAGTATCTTTTCCACCTACCCTGACTTTTGTGGTATCACGCATTTTATGTTTCTCTTTATATGCGTCAAATTCCGCTTGATCTTTGAAATCAATTTCATCCAATTCAACGTAATTTTCCCATTGTTTAGATATTGATTCATATAGTTTTCTAGAATTCCCCATTTTGAGTTCCTCATTTTTTTCACCGTGGATTGTATAAGTGTCCCACGCGGACTTGCCATCTTTTTTAGGTGGTGCCACCGCTTTGGCTTTGGAATTTGATTTGGAATTTGATTTGGAATTGGTATCCTTTTCAGAATCCTCATCATCTTTTTCAGATTCCCCTTTGCCCGCTATATTAACTTTCGTACCAGGGCGTAAATCATGTTCCTTTTTATATGCTTGAAATTCGGCTTCACTTTTGAAATCAATTTCATCCAGTTCTGTATAATTTTCCCATTGTTGATCTATTGATTCATATAGTTTTCTATTCACGATTAATTCCTTAAAAATTTAACGATGGATGTTCATCTTTATGATGATCCTTGCACAATACAATTCCACTCACTTTATTATAAATATGATAATCTATAATTTTATCAAAATCCATGAGCTCTGAAATTATCTCACTCATTTTTTCTTTATTGTGATGTACATGCAATTCCAGTTTGGATTGGCATTTTTCACATTTGAATCCGGCTTTTTTCAAAATCGGATATTTCCATTCTGTATATAATCTGTTTGATCCATATACCTTTGCACTTAGTGGTGATGTGCCACCTTTTCATTGTGAGCTATCTGGACCATGCAATGTTGGTATTGTGCCATCCAATCTATGTTTTTTCATTATTTCCGCATATTCTTTTCTTCTATCATCGGTAAATGACTTTGAAATTTTCAATCCAGCATCAGCAAGTCTGTTATCGGTTTCTTTAGTTAGTCCATCATTTCACACTTTGCGTTCACCGTTTTTATATTGTTTTCGGCGTGTATTTGCCGAATTTTCTATAGCTTTTTGATTATGACCTCAATTATTTCGTACTCGTGAAACATGACCGCGCACTCATTCGTTTTTTACAATTTCTCCACAACCACATTTACATTTATTTGTCATAGTCAATTATTAACTTTAACAATTAAAATTGAAGTATGGCATAATCGTAGCGAAGGCTAAGACTAATTTCCATCGCGTCTGCGCCAGATGTCCAGTCTAAATCATTGCCATTGAAACTGGTAATCCATGCACCTTTCAATGTCCATTCTTCAACTTTGTCGCCGACTGGACCGAGTACGTTAATTGTAATATCCTTTTTATAGAAATCTGAGTATCCATCACGACCGGTAACTGATTCATGTCCTAAACGAACCCATTCCATAGCTGCTTGTGCAGCGGAAGGAACAACTGGGTCATAAAGTGTGATATCGAGTGGTTCCCATGAACCCTTACCCTTTACATATCGTTTGACATTGATGTGATTCAATTCAATCTCTTCGAAAGTAATTGAAGGTCTTGCCGCGGTTTTAATAAGATATGCGGGGATTCCCTCTATATACATTATATATCTATTTTTGACCTTTGGTTCGAATGGTGTGAAAAAAATCTCAGAAGCATCAATTAGGTTAGCCATCTGTATTCTCCTTTTTTAAGTTTAAAATATCTTTGTTCACATATAAATATCACAAAGTCAAAAAATGGCCCATTTCAGGTGTTTTTATCTTAGAAGTTTTTTCATAGTTTTATTTTTAGGCACAAAAAAGGCCCTCAATAGAGAACCTTAAATGTACTTCGATTAAACGCTTATAGAATTAGAAATTTGGGATTACTCATTGGTACTTTCTAGTTCTACAAATGCCCTATATAATTCGTCTGCATTTTCGGGGTTGTTAACTTCCAGCCATTCCCATACTGTCATAATTATAGTTTCGGGTGTAATCATTTTTGCCGACCAATGCGTTAATTCGAAAATGTCATAGTCTGGATCAGCGACGAATGTCTTGACCTCTGGAGCCAGCCACTTTTCGGGTACAAGCAATATAATTTGTTCTTTACTTCCAATTCGATCTCTCAATAAATATTCACGTGTTTTCATTTTTATTCCGTTTCCCGCAAATAACGTGCGACAATATATTTAATAACATTTAAGTGTTGTCGGGCAGTTTCATACATACCCATACTAATTTCTTCTTGTACATCTGAAGCGATTGACATTACCAACATACTCGGAGCGGTTGGGAATATAGGTTCCTCAACACTCTTTATAATGGCAGCTTCAGTACATCCAAACATTTCAATTGCTTCTTCGTCTGTAAAACTCATTACTTTTCCTTTTCTTATCATACCTGAAGATACAAGAAAAAAATGACAAAGTCAAGCGTTTTTTTCGTTTCCATCAATATAACTTCCCAGTTCTATACAGCTTGACTCCCCTTCAGCATATACCATAAAATCTATATCAATTCTTGGAGGACCATAAGATTCATAACTGCCATATTCATCTGATATGGCATTAATTTCAGCATTGTACTTTCTTAGCAAAGCTTTGAGTTCACTAATAAACGCCTCGTTCCTTGAAAATTCCATGTCATTCCATTCTTCATTCATACCTGAAGATACAAGATTATCCGCACAATGTCAAGCTTTTTTTTATTTTGCCGCAAAAAAAAGACCCCAATGGAGTCCTATTCTTACCTAATATAACCTTGGACCCACTTAGGTTTTCTGTAGTGGGTCGATACGGTTTCGATTCCCCTAGCCCGTCTTTACCGCCGTATCACGGTGAGCCTCTAGCGGGGTCAGATTCACAACATTTGATGTCCTTTTCTTATCATACCTGAAGATACAAGAAAAAAATGACAAAGTCAAGCTTTATTTTGCAATGCGGCAAAAAAAAGGCCCCATAAAGGGGCCAAATTTCTTACCAGACGATTTCAATGGTGTCTGGATCGACATCATATCCATTGTCTTTGATATACTTATCCAATATTTCTTCTTTTACAAGAAGTCGTTTACGGCCTCTAGTTTTGACATAGGCGACATTGCCTTTCCAAAATTCATTATTGGTCTTTACAATTGAACAAATACCGGTGGTTGTAGTATGACCCAATTTTTCAGCGGCCGTTTTGCTGCAAATCCACACTCCATCTGGTCTCTCCAGTCTAATCTTATTATTTTTCATATAACCTCTTTCTTCCCATTTTAGGAATTTCTTTTGTTAAGTGGAAACCCATTGTTTCCCCTTTGTATATATATATATAGTAAATACGATTCCCAAAGAGCCGATCTAATTTCATTTTTTTTTAAATTATTTTTCGACTTCTTTTTCTTATCGAGTACCAATAAAAAACCCCCGATAAATCGAGGGTTTTAGGTTTATTTTACTGTTTATTTTTATGATGGAAATGTTGCGCCCGTCGGGACCACGACAAAATCTAGAACGATGAACTCGGCTGTGCGGGTCGGTTGTATAAAAATCTGGCCCACAAGTCTGTTACGATCTATCACGTCTGGAGTATTGTTCGTCTCATCCATCACAACTTGGAATGCAGTCAAACCACTATTCTGCTGAACCGATTCCAAAAATGGATTAACCATATTCAAAAATCTTGTTCTAGTCGCAGAATCGTTCTGTTCGAATACCAAGTATCTTGATGTTGAAGCGATATATTTCTTCAGTTTAATTAACAAGCGTCTAACATTAACACGATCCAAAGCTGAAGGAAGTGCCTGTAAGGTCTTTTGACCCCACACAACTACACCCTGTCCTGGGAATGATGCAATTGGATTAACTCTATTTTCATAAAGTGTATCACGTTCATCATGTGTTAATCTAGTCTTTGCTTCCAATACAGTAGTCAAGCCACCACGATTTAGACCTGCTGGTGCAAACCATTCGTGAGCTACCCCATCTGTATATGCAATCACACCAGGTAATACAACACCAGGTGGAACCCATACTGGAAGTGATGTGTTTCTATCAGCGATTTTAACCCAAGGATAATAAGTAGCTGAATAGTTAGTGTCTAATGCACTAATCGTATCAGTCACGTTGTCGATGGTATCGTCAATATCTGCAGCATCCATGACATAAAATGCGTCGCCTCTGGCTTCCATTTTGTCAACAGCGTGATTTGTAACCACGGGGTGCCATTTATGGATAATTCCAGGAGTAACTAACATATTGATATCAAATTCATCCGGATTACTTACGGCGTTAATAGCACGTTTATAAATCACTGATCCACTAGTAGTGGCACTTGAACAATCATATCCCATTACATTATTAGCCGCAATATCAGCACCAGTCGATTTTGGATTTGCTGGGTTGTCCCCATCAAAAGCACCTTGGAATGGTACAGAGAATTTACGTTGTTTAATGTGTGAATCTGTTAAGTTGATTGTTTCGGATGCGTCTGAATAAGGTGTTCCCAATGCACTTGCATCGGCATTACCATACACATCTTCCAAACTCATTGTCACGTTGTTACCAACGCCCGCTGATGTTGGAATTGGTGCAAGATATTCCCTATTATCATATTTGGTGTTATCCCAACCATAGTAATATGCTGAATTGAATGCTGATGTATCAGGATTCACTTGAGATGTTACAAATGATGCAGAAGGTACTGCGGTTGTGGTTGGATCGGCGTTGCTCACAGCAGCAAATCCCATTGGGACTACTGTTACTGGAACGGAACCATCAGCGATAGCGGTGTAATTTCTAATATATACGTGCTTGGACTTATTAGGCCAGTCACCATTATATGTCAATTTACCAGTATTGCTAATGTCCACATATCTATCACCAATTGCACGAGCAAAGTAATTAGTACTGGTAGGATCGAAGTTTAGATCGTCCCATTGTTCCACTACCGTTTCATTTTTCTGCTTCCATGCCACTTGATCCGTTTTTCTAACTTGCAATGAGAATGAACCAAAGCTACTTCCCGGTACACTGCCGGCCGCTTTGATATTTAACATTACTACCACATATTTACTATTCACATCAGTTCCATGCGAGCGTGTATAAACTTGAAATAAGTTATATCGTGATCCATTTATTAATTGTGATTGTATGTAAGGGGTATATCCAGCTAGATTGTCAATCGCGGTTGCAGATGTTGAATCAAAGCTGAAATCAAGTGATGCACTAGAAAGTGACGCTGATATGTTAGCATCAAATCCATGGCTAGATTGGAATGTTTTGTAATTCTTATAAAGGTACGCGGCTAATGTGGCCTGTCCAGAAGTTTGAACTTGTGGACTCGCACTTAATACGTTTTCAATGTAATTTGCACTACCAGTATTAAATGAAATCGCGTATGTGGCAGTCGCGACTCCAGAACCACTTATTGTTAATGTTGCTGACGATCAATCACCTGTAATTGTACATGCTGATAAATCCGCCGTTCCATTTGATCCACCACGTGATGGTGCAAGAACTGCGGCTGTGTAATCGCCAAGTGAACTTGAAAGTTTAAGTGCGACATAATCGGCTATGTAACCACCCAGTCCTAGTGTCCTGACTATGGTAACTGTGCCGGCGCTCCTTAAATATTGTTCTACTGCGTATGGTGTATAAAAACGCTTATCCGTTGATCCAAAAATCTCTTCAAATTCTTGAAAGTTTCTAATAATTGTGGGTACAAATGCCGGTCCTTTTATGGTAGGCCCGATTATTGCAGCACCAATTTCAGAAATTCCCTGTGGAAGAAATGATAAATCGGTTTCGTTTGTAAATACACCTGGGCTTACTATTCTTTCGGCCATTTGTATTCTCCTAATTTATAAGGATTGATTATCCTTGTTCGGTGGGCGTAAACGCACCCGTATCCGGATTAAGAGTTCCTGGGCCATACTTCTCTGTTAATTCCTTAACCAAAGTTTGTTCGGTTTCTTGTTGTGTACGATATTCACCTTCCAGTGCGTCCTCGCGGACTTCAATCGCGTCTAATTCAGCCTTAATGGCCATCTTACGAATTCTCAACTGACCAAACTCAAATTGTATAGATTGGTATCCCGTGCTTAATCCTGTCAATGATTCCATTTCCGTTTCCGAAAACTTAATCTGTTCTTTTACTTCAGTCATAACTTTTCTCCTGTTTTTAGTAACTGTTGTTTTGTTAACATCTTTACATATATATATCAAGCAAAACTATCAAAACCCGCTTATAAGTAAAACTTTTTAACTTAAAGCTACTTTTTCTTTAAATGAAGTGCTGATTCCAGTAGTTTTGGGTGAATATGCTTTAGTTGTAGTTATATAATCGTTAAATGATTCTGGTATTAAATAACCTTTTACGGTGAGCGTAAAGCCCATCTTTATTTTTCTTTCTCCATCATCGTACTCGCTTGCATCATCGAATCCACTAACTTCGGATCGGAACTTAAACTTACCAGGTTCGCCCCAATATGACCCATCAGTATAGTTTATCTTTTCGACAAGTCTATTCATTTGCTCTGTATAGGTTGTCCACAATGTGCATTCATAGTTTAAAGTAACATAATCGGGCACGACCACTTTGTAGTATTCTCGTTGTGGCAACGCGCCTTGTGTTACTGAAAAATTGCTGTATCTGTTCTTTTGTGTATATTTTCGTTCAAATACATAGTGTAATTTTGGATCATTTGCATCCAGTTTATCAACTGGCATGCT